CATGAGCTGCTGCAGCTCGGCAGCCTGATCCGCCGTCTCGCACTTCAGGAACACCGTGGACTTGTCGCCCAGATGGTTGAGCGCGTACTGGCCGAAGTCCTTGCTGTCGAGCGCCTTCTGGAACGCCTCGATGTGCTCCGGCACGACCTTGCCATCCTTGATGTGCAGGTGGCCAGAGACGAAGAATTTGCCGTAGCGGCCCTGATGGAAGTAGGGAGCCTGATCCAGATCCTTCAACCGGCCAGCCATGTCGTTGACCAGCTCGTCGAGCGTGTCCAGCCCCTTCTCGATGGGCGTGCGCGAGGTGTCGCTGAGCGTGTCGATCTGCTTCTGCAGCGCGGTCTTGGACGCCTTGATCTGGTCGCGCTGCTCCTGCGACGCGCCACGGGGCAGCGCCTTGCGCTGGGCTTCCAGATCGGCCAGCGCCGCCTTGGCCTTGTCGAGCTGGGCCTTGGCGCGGGTCTGCGACGGGGTGTGCTCTTCCTGATCCTGCGTCGCCGAGATGTTGCCGCGAGCGCGCTTGGTAGCGTCGATCTGGCTCTGCAGCTCGTTGCGCCAGAACGCCTCGGACTTCACCGGGCTGTCGTGCACGCCGGTCTGGTCGAGCTGGTAGCGCTCCATGGGGTGCTGGGCGAACTCTGGCAGGTTCTGCCCGGCGAACTCATAGTGACCATACTCGTAGACCATGCTCGCCATCTTCGCGAGTTCGTCGGACTTGTTCGCGGCCACCAGACCTTCGTAGGCCGCGTCGCCCTTGAGCTGGCGCAGCGTGCCATATTCCTTGTTGGCCTGATCCACCAGCCGGTGCAGCTCGTCGGCGTTCTTGTCGCCGTGGAGCCAGTCGTGCCCGGCCCAGTCGCGGCGCGGGTCGATGGCGTTCTGGTGATAGGTCATGAGCTTCTGGATCAGCTCACGAACCTGCGGGCGCTGAGCGGACGCTACGTCCACCGCCGCGCGCGCCGCGAGGCTCTTCTGGCTGATCCGGGCGTTGAGCACGTCGCGCGTGTGGCGACCCTCGACGAGCTGGTGCAGGCCGGTCATGGCCTTCCCGTAAACGTCGCGGATATTGGTCATCGTGCTCCAGCCGAGCATCTGGCCACGGGCCTTGTATTTCAGGCTGATCTTGCCGAGGCCCTCGTCGCGCAAATAGTTCTGCGCCTTGGCCAGCACGGCGTCAGCGCGCTTGGCGTGGATCTGGGCACGCTGGTTGGTGTCGCTGATCGAGCCGGGGCGCGGGGCGTCCATGAGGCTCTGGCCGTGCTCAAGCACGTCGTCGAGCATCGTGCGCTTGCCCATGCCGAGCATCTTGGTGATGGCGTCCTTGAACTTGTCCCAGAGGGTCATGTTCTTGGTCGTCGCGTGGTCGTCCAGCAGCTTCTGGAACGCCTTGTTCGAGAACGCCTCAGCGACGAACTCATGCAGGTTGGTAAGACCGTAAGGCAGCTCCAGCCCCTTGACCTTCATCGAGCGCTCCAGCTGCGAGCGCATGGCTTCCAGCTTGGCAGCCACGGGGTTGCCGTCGTTGATCGCCTGATGCGTCGCCGCGTGCACCAGCTCGTGCAGGACGTTGGCCTGCATGTCGCTGCGAGAAATCATGCGAACGTGATCGACCTTCTCGTCATAGGTGCCCTGCAGCTCGCCGTGGCTGCTCTGGCTGTCCAGCGCAGCGCGGTCGGCAGGCAGCGTGTCCGGGTGGTCCTCAAAGCTGATCGTGGACTTCAGTCCGAGGCGGCGCAGCATGCGCGCGACCTGCTGGACGAACGGCGTGTCGCCATGCTGCGCCAGATGGTCGAGGATCTCCTTGGAGCTGGCTCCGTGCGAGATCATGCCCTCCATGTCCACGTCGCCCTGCGTGCGGGTCAGCGGCTCAGCCATGCGGCTCAGCACGTCTCTCTGCTTGGCCTTCCACGCAGCGAAGTCCGCAGCCTTGGTGATCGGCGGCGTCTTGACGACTTCCGGCGTCATGTTCGCGGCTTTTTTGACCGCGTCGGACACCGGAGCGCCTTCGGTCTGCTTCAGCCGCACGAAGTTCTCGACGGCGCGCTGGTGAGCGCGCTGCTCCTGCGTCTGGGCGGCGTAATCGGCGCGCTCCTGCGCCGCAGCCTGCTCCATGCCGGGGGTGATCTTGGTCGCGTCCTCGCGCTGGGCGCGCATCCGCTTGATGGCGTCGGACTTGGTCTCGACTGGCGCAGCCGGAGTAGTCTCCTTGGGCGTCAGCTTGTCGCGAACGACCATCTGGGCTTCCGGCGACATGTCCTTGGGCTCGACCACAGGGTGCGGGCCGGGCTGCGTGACAGCGGCTTCGGTCTCGGCGGGCGTCCCAGGGTTACTCGCGGTGCGGGCCTCGGCCTCGCGGTCAACCTCGGGCTGCTCCTGCACGTCCTGCGGCTGGGTGGTGTCCTCGGCGGCGCGCAGATGCTCGTCCAGCGCCGGGGACGCGGACTTCTTGACCTCGATCTTGGCGCGCTGCGCCTTGTTGGCGCGGCCAAGCTGGGCGTCGGCCATAGCGGAACGGCCCTGCTCGATGAACTTCGCGGCAAGATCGCCAGCCTTGGCGGCGACCGGGTCGTCGGACTTGGAGAACAGCTTCGCCTGCTGCCACTTGTCCACCACGTCCTGACCTTGGTTCTTGACAGGGTCAGGAACCTCTTCCGGGGCGTAGCGATCCGGCAGGGCGTCAGCCGACGTGTGGGCGTCAACGTGGTCCTGCAGCGCGGCAGCCTGCGTCTCCAGATCCGCCGCCTTGGCGATCTGCGCGTCATGGGCGTCCTTGGCCAGCGAAGCTTCCTTCGCGCCAGCAGGCGTGTCCGCGCCAAGCTGCTGAAGCCTCTTGCCGGTCATGCGGTCGTTGTACGCCTTGTCGGCCTTGGCGCGGATCGCAGCAGCCTGACCCTGCAGGTCTGCCTGCTCCTGCACCGGGTCGAAGCTCGCGCCGTCCTTGGTCACCCCAAGGCTGTCGGACAGCTTCTGGAACCAGCCGGGCAGCTTGCCGTCGTTGTCGCGGTCGTAGACGGCGACCTGATCCTTGACGGCCTTGACCAGTTCCGGCGTGTTCGTCGCGTCCAGATTGTCGATGAACGACGTGTCCTGCTTGCCGCGCAGGCCCTTGGTGAACTGCTCGCGCAGGCTGTTGCGCATGTCGATGACGGCGGGAACCCGCGCGCCCATCTCCTTGTCGGTCCACAGACGCGCTTGCGTGTCGTCAGGAGCCGGTCCACCCGGCAGCGGAGAGGCCTCGCCTTCGGCGTTCGGAGCGCGATCCACGGGGAGGTCTAGGCCGATCTGGGCCGCGCCGCTGGCGTCCTTCGGGCCGACGACGGTCGGCAGCGGCTCGGGGACCGGAGGCGCAGGCGGTGCGCCCGGCGCGAGTTCGGCGTTCTGGTCGATAGGCAGCGGCGACGCCGGGGCGACGCCCTCTTCGCCACCTTCGATGGGAGATCCGCCAAGCGCCTCGCGCAGGGCCTGCTCCGGGGTCGGCTCGATGGGCGCGTTGACGCCGTTGCCTTCAAGGCTGGTCTGACCCTTCTCGGCCAGCACAGCAGCCAAGCCGGTCGGAGCCGCAGGCTGTCCGGGCTGCTGCTGGTTAAGCGCCTGATCCACGGTGCTCTTGAGCGTGTCGTCAGGGGTGGCCGTTGGGAGCTTCATCGGGCGCGCAGCATGGATCGCGCCACCGACGACGCCGCCCATGATGCCGCCAGACAGCGCGGACTGGACCACGTCCTGCGCGCGCTCGGCGACCGTCTTGTCGGGGTCCATCAGGCCGGTCATGGCCGTGGTCAGGCCGGACTGCACGCCACCCACCGCAGCGTTGACGCCAGCGCCGGTCAGCAGGCGCTGGCCGATCTTGCCAGCCGCGCCGTGTTCGAGCACGCCAAGCAGGCTGGACGGCATATAGGACATGACGGCGGCTTCAGGCACGCCCATGCCGAGGGAGGTCGCGGCCTGTTCCTGCGTCAGCGGCTGCTGGCCGTTCTTGGTGGCTGCAGCGACGTTGCCAGCGACAGCGCCCGGATAGGCGGACGCGCCAGCTCCGACCATGCCAGCGATGCGCGCGGCGGCGGGCTCAAGCCCGGCAGCGAGCGAGCCGCCTTCGGTCAGGGCCGCAGAGCCGATCATCATGCCGAGAGACGGCAGGGATTTGATGACGTTGTAGCCGATGCCCGCAGGCGTCGTCAGGTTACCTTCAAGATCCGAGCGGCCCGCTTCCGTGGCGTGCTGCTGCTGGCTCTGGGCGAACGACTGACCGGCGTCGGCCAGTCCGGGGACGCCCCACACCGTGCCGAGCGCCTGCGCCGCTCCACCGAAGCCGCCGAGGGCCTCGTGCGTGCCTGCCTTCAGCGCCGCCCAAGGAGCCCATGACTTTTGCGGCGCAGCTCCAGACTGAGCATACGCCGCCGCGCCAGCTGCAGCGCTGAGCGGGGGAAGGCCAGACAGCGCGTCAGTCGGATCATACGTGGCCATTTGCGGTCCTTATTACGGTTGGACGAGCCCAGCTGCGGGGTTGAACACACCCATGCCTTGGGTGGACGCGGAGAGCAAGCCCTTGCTGTACTTCTCGTGGGCCGCAAGCTCGGCAGCGCCTTGCTGGTCTGCAGGGAGCGTCTTGGCGTGCGCCAGCTCTGCACGGAGCTGATCCGTCATGTTATTAAACAGCACGCCCTTCATCTGCTCTTCCTGCGTCAGCGGGGTCGCCTTCGGCATGACGCCCATCAGCGCCTGTATCTGACGCGGGGACATGCCGTCGAGCGCCGCAGCGAACTGCTCACGCGGCAGCGCCAGATGCGCGGCAGCCACGGGGTGTAGGCCGTCAGCGGCAGGAACGGCACCGGCCACAGCCGCAGGAGCTGCAGGAGCTGCAGGAGCAGCCGGGGCCACCGGAGCGACAGGAGCTGCAGGAGCAGCCGCAGCATCGCCGCCTCCGAACAGGCCACGGACGACGGTGTTCGCGCCTTTCGCCGCGTCGTAGAGCGGGCGGGCAGCGTTCATGACCACGCCAGCGCCGGTCTGTTCAGCCGAGCCGAGCAGGTTGCCGACGCCAGCCGCCACGTTGCCCTGACCGATGTTGCCAAAGCCGAGCGCAGCCAGTCGCTGGGCATTGGCCCAGTACGGATCGACAGGCGGAGCGCTCTTCCAGAACGATTGTGCAGGTGCTGCAGGCGCAGGGGCAGCCGCTGCGGGAGCGACCGGAGCCGGGGCCACTGGAGCGACCGGAGCCGCTGCGGGAGCGCCCGGCGTCTGGGGCGCATTCTGGGTAACCAGTGGAGGGAGCTTGGCGGCGTAATCGCTCCCGTCCCCGACAGTCATGATCTTGGCCATCTCAGCGCTCCCACGTAAATCCGTTGCGTCCGAAGCCCCACTGCATGGGGACGAACATTTTCAGCTGGGCAGCCTTCTTGGCCTCTTCGACGTGGTCCGCGAACGACTGCTTGAACTCGGCGGCGCGCTCCGGGTCACCCTTGTCATGATCGACCACGCGCAGCGCTCGGTACGCGGCCCAGTCGAGCATGTCAATGTGGTGATCCTCGGGGATCTCCGGCACGTCCTCCATGTCGCAGAGCTTGTCCAGCGGCAGGCGCGCGACGCGCAGCTGCAGCGAGGTCGCGAACGGGTCGATGGGGGCAGGATAGACCCTCATAGTAACCACAGACATCGAGCCGTTGTCGTCGGCTGAGACCTGCTCATCGGTGGACC